CAAATTGGATTTTTAGATTTTTATAATAGGAATAGGGGCGGTGATGGCTCTGGTGGAAACCCAATGATAAGCGACCAACTGTATCGTGGCCCTTACGATGGAGGATTTGGCGGTGGTTTTGGTAGAAGACCTTCTAATCCTTATGGTGGAGGTTTTGGAGGAGGTTTTGGTGGTGGTTATATGGCTCCTTTGCCAGGCCCTTATCGCAACCCATACTACATGGACTCTCTAAGAGGCGGTGGAATGGGTCAAGTGATGCCAACCAATATCCCATTTAGAGATCCAGGTTATGGTTCTCCTATGCTAACGCAGAACCTAATACAGTCTCTTGGTGGGCCTCAAAGTAGTTTTAGAAATACTTACAGACCTTATTCTACATTAGGAATGCTAGACAGATTTAGAGGCGGCAACATGGGTTCTCCTTATCCTATGCCGTACCCCATGCCATCTCCTGGCGGTAAAGGAGGCAGAATGCCTATGCCAGGTATGCCAGGAAAAGGCGGTAGGATGCCAGGAATGCCAGGTAAAGGTGGTCAGATGCCTCCAGATCAAGGGATGCCTCCAGCAGGAGGAGAAGTGCCTCCAGCAGGAACCCCTCCAGCAGGAGAAGCTCCACCACCAGCAGGAGGAACACCTCCAGCAGATACGACTCCAACAGACAACTTGACTAATCTTCAAAGAACCATACTTGCAGAGCAAGGCTTCACAGAGCAAGAAGCAAGAGATGCGTTTGATGCAATTATTCAAGATCAAGCAGGAACCCTAGATCCTAGATTTGCAGATTTAATTGGCACAGGTTATTACAGAAGAATAGGAGAAGCCTTTGGTTTAAAAGATGCCGCAGGCAATCCAGTTACTCTAGGCGGCACAACAACTGTAGCTGGAGGAAGACAGAACACTCCAGGCGAAGAACGACTAGCTCAGTTTCAAGGAAATCAAACACCTTATGAAAGAAGACTAGCACAAGTTATGGCTGATCAAGGCAAAACTAGAGAAGAGGCTGTAGGACAACAAGACTATGCTTTATCTCAAGGGTTTGACACAGATGGTGACGGTGCGGTAAGTAACAAAGAATATAGGGAAGAATTAGCAAGAAGAGAAGCTGAACAAAACACACCTCCTGCTGACCAACCGCCTGCTGGAGAATCAGCACCACCACCTGCTGATGCTGGTTCAGATGTGGTTGCTGGAGGAAATCCTTACTATGATAGCTTAACTCCAGAGCAAAAAGCGGCAATAGATCAGATCCGTCAAGGAGGATTTAATCCTTATAGCATGGGTATAGGTGGCTTATATGGAATTGGTGGTGGAATGATACCTAACTTTTCTGGAATGAGATTCTAAATGCCGTTACAGAAAATACAATTTGCGCCAGGTGTAGACAAAGAAGGAACGGAATACACCGCAGATTCTGGATGGTTTGATTCTGATAAAATTAGATTCAGAAAAGGCAGGCCAGAAAAAATAGGTGGTTGGACGAAGTTTAACAATACCGCCTTTCTTGGCGTTTGCAGATCTATCTTTGCTTGGGCTTCTCTTGAAGCAATCAAATATGTTGGTCTTGGAACAAACCTAAAGTTCTATGTAATGGAAGGTATCAGCCCAAACGACATCACTCCATTGAGAGAAACAACATCTGCTGGTGACGTAACCTTTTCAGCAACAAATGGGTCATCGACTATAACCGTTACAGATACAGGTCATGGTGCAGTGCAGAATGATTTTGTAACTTTCTCAGGAGCCGCTACGCTAGGCGGCAATATAAACACCACAGTTTTAAATCAAGAATATCAAGTTGCTAGTGTAACAAGTGCAAATGCGTTCACTATCACTGCGAAAGATTCATCAGGAACTACGGTTACAGCTAATAGCAGTGACACGGGAAATGGTGGTGGCTCAACGGTAGGCGCATATCAGATTAATACTGGCCTTAATGACTATGTATCAGCGGCTGGTTGGGGAGCAAACCCTTGGGGAGATGGAACATGGGGCGGTGGCTCTGCATTAAATGTTTCAGGACAGCTAAGATTATTTAGTCAAGACAACTTTGGCGAAGATCTTGCGTTCAATGTAAGGAATGGTGGTATATTTTATTGGGACGAGTCAGGCGGTTTGACAGCAAGAGCCGTTAATATTACCGAGTTAGGAGGGGCATCGAACTGTCCTACAATCTGCGCTCAAATACTTGTTTCTGATAATGATCAGCATGTCGTTGCCTTTGGTGCAAATCCAATAGGATCTGCCAATCAAGATCCTTTGTTTGTAAGGTGGTCTGATCAAGAATCAATTACCAACTGGACTCCTACAGCAACCAACACAGCAGGAGGAGTTAGAATAAACTCTGGTAGCCAAATAGTAGGAGCGTTGCAAACAAGACAGGAAATACTTATCTGGACAGACGTATCAGTACATTCAATGCGATTTGTAGGCGCACCGTTTATATTTCAGTTCACAACCATTAGCTCAGATATGTCCATGATCTCCCCTAATGCGGCAGTCAATGCTAGGGGTAACGTGTATTTTATGGATAAAACAGGGTTCTATGTTTACAACGGTGCAGTACAGCAGATACCTTGCTCAGTGCAAGACTTTGTTTTATCTAACCTGAATGTCAGCCAAGCATATAAAGTATTTGCGGCTGAGAACAATGCGTTCAGTGAGATCATCTGGTTTTATCCTGTAGGCACAGGTACAACAGAAGTTACCAATTATGTTAGCTACAACTACAATGAGAATCTTTGGGCAGTAGGTACATTAGGCAGAGGCGCATGGCTAGACTCTGGGGTATTAGAAAACCCTGTTGCTTCTTCTGTTATCACAAACACCAACGATAACTATGTGTTTAATCACGAAGTAGGACATGATGACGATGGCTCTCCTATGACAGCATTTATAGAGTCTGGCGATCTTGAGATAGGCGATGGCGAAAGGTTTATGATGATTGACAGAGTATTGCCTGACTTCTCGTTTAGTGGCGATGGTAGTCCTACTGTTGACATGACAATAAAAGGTAGCAACTATCCCCTTGAAACACCTAGCTCTCTAGCTACAGCAACAATTACTCCGTCAACTAAGCAATCAAACATCAGAGCAAGGGCAAGACACACAGTTCTAAGGCTAGAATCTACAGGATCTGACTATGGCTGGAGGCTTGGTGGATTTAGATTCGGCATGAGACAGGACGGTAGAAGATAATGGCAGAAGTCAGAAGAAACCCTTTACCTGTCCCTTTGCCTGACTATGACAATCAGAACGAAGCGATTACCAGAAGAACAGTAGAATTTGCACTAGATCAATTAGAAACGGATGTTGATCTGGCTAAGACACAAGGAGATAAAAGAGGCTCTCTAGCTATGAGAAGGTTTCAATTCCTTCTAATGGGGGCTTCTTGACTGACGTTATAAAAGTTCTAGGGCAGGTTGCTCCCAGTGCCACCACAACAACTACGTTGTACACGGCTCCTGATCTAACCCAGACTACAGTGAGTAGTTTGGTTGCGTGTAATCGTGGTGGATCTGGGGGTACGTTCAGAGTCAGCATTCATGTTGCTGGCGCAGGAGCAGATAACAAACAGTTTATTTTTTACGATGAAGATGTAGCCGCAACAACAACCAGAACAGTAGTGATAGGACTCTGTTTAAATCAAACCGATGTAGTTAAAGTTTACGCTAGTAGCGGTGACTTCAGCTTCAACTTATTCGGAGTGGAGACAAGCTAAAATGGAAATGTTTAGAGAAATACCTTCTTCTTCAGAAGCTAGGCAAGTTCTTTCTGAAGAAGAAATGAACAGATTGCTACAAAAAGAAAGAGACCGTATGGACGGTGTTTATTTTGAAGGTATGACGTTTGGGGATTATTTAGAAATGATGGACATGGTAAATCGAAACCGTTCCGATGAGATGCCAAGAACCAGACAAAAAGCTCGTGAGCCAATAAAAATTTATGCAGAAGGTGGAATGGTAGGAACAAACCAACCAAGACAAATGGAGGGCATAGCAAGTGTCTTAGCTGATCAAGGACGGTATGGAGATTCTATGCTAGTTCACATGAATCCTGCTGAAGTGCAGGGTCTAGCCTCGTTATCCCCAACAGGATCTCTGACAGTTAATCCACAGACAGGACAACCAGAAGCTTTCCTTGGCATGATACTAGGGGCTTTGGGTAGTTTGGCTGGTAGTTCTGGCGCACTTGCCGCAGTTCCTCTTCTTGGAAAGCTTGGGGCCGCAGGATTAGGTGCGTTAGGTTCTGGACTAGGAACATTTATAGAAACAGGTGACCTTAAGAAAGGATTGCTTGGCGGCCTTACTGGCTATGGAATAGGCAAGTTTGTAGGTAGTTTAGGAGGGGAGGTTGCTGGAGAGCTTGGAAAAGAAAGTGTTGCTAGTCTTGCAACTGATCCCACTATTGGAGAAGCAACGCTTGGGGGAATATTAGAATCTGCTCCTGGTAATACATCCCCACTCGTTAATCCTCCAGTTGGTTTTGGAGAAAGCATAAGTAAAGAGATTGGTTCTATCGCTTCTAACGTATCTCAAAACCCAGAAGTATTGCTAGATGCGGCTACTGCTTCAGGGGCGGCAGTTCCAGCGGCAGTTGGTCTTGGCGGTAGAGCGGCAATAGAGGCAGAAGAAGCAATGGCAAGAGGCGTTGGTGCAGATGCAGAAGCTAGAAAAGCTATGGGAGAAAGACAAGAGCAGATTATTGCTCAGAGCGGATTCGATCCTTTCTTACAGCCTGCAAAAGTTCCTGTGTCAAATTACGGAATAGATA